GCTTGTGACGCCGTTGAGCCGGATGAAGAGTTTGAGCGTCCTGATGTGATTGTTGTCCCGGAAGCGGCGAAGCAGATTGAGCAGGCCGCTCCGGAACCAACCGACGAACAAGCCCTCGGCAAAGCCGGTTTCGATGGATGGTACAAGCGAGCACAAGCTCGCATCACGGACACCGACCAGCTGCGAGTGGTGAATGAATATTGGGAAGCGATAAAAGCCGCGAAAAACAAGAATGAGCTGCGAGTGTTGCACTCGGACCTGAAGAACACGCAAGTTAAACCATTGGGCAAAAACAACGTCGATGAGTTGTGCAGGTTCATTGTGTTTACTCAGGAATCTGTCCCGGAATCGGAGGGCTAAGTAATGGTCAAGACGCCAATGGAGCTAACCGTCGATGGGCTCACGTTGTCCATCAGCAACTGGCAGGACCGCTGCGGAATCGATCACCGGTTAATCCGCTGGAGGATTCGCCAAGGATGGACGCCGGAGCAGTGTGTTGGCTACGAAGATCGACCGCCAGTCGATCGCTACATCGTGCGGATTAAAGCCCGTGGCAACGTCCTGAGCATTCGTGACTGGTCAGCAATCACCGGCATCGCGCACCGCACGATTTATGATCGATTCGTCAACAACAAATGGCCTGCTTTGGAAGCCCTTGGTTTCAAGGAGCGGGTGACGCGACGGGCAACGGGGCCATTCAAGCGGGTGAGCAAATTGACTGAGTTTCAGGGACTGGCACCGGTGACAAAAACAATCGAGGTACTGGACTCGGAAGAGATCGGGCGGCAGGCATTGGCGGTCAGAAAGGCTGCTGGGCTGTCGCGTGACCAGGCGGCACAGTCGCTCGGGGTTCGGCCCTATGTGCTTTATCGGCTGGAGCGTGGCGAGCAGGCTTGGCGGCCGGAAGTGTTGGAGCATTTCAACGAAGTTGCGAAAGGATGGGTGGCGTGATGACACAGCGAACAATTGGATGTGACGGACTCGATGAACTGCCAGAACGCAAGCCGCATGAGCAGCCAGTTGAGTACCTAATCACGCTCCGAGCAATGCTAACCACCGATGTGGCTGGCGAATTCGAGGACTGCGACGAAGTGATTTTGAGGCACCCGCAAAAGCCGGCATTGATCCGAGCAACAGTGCTAAGTGCGGAGGTGGTGAAGTGACTCACACAATCCGCCTCGGATGGCTGACAGCCCGTGGATTCCTCCCGGAGTCGCGGTCATGCGTACTGCCAGATCTTGGGTCATGCCTGTGGGTCGATGGCCACAAAGGCCTTCGGCCGGTGTCGCTGTGGCTGGCCGTGCGCGAGGGCGTTGCGGTGATTCATGGCGCAGGAAATCAGGTGCTGACTTGGGAGGAGCTGCAGGAATGGATTGAGCCAACTGTGCAGCCAGAGGTGGTGAAAAGGAATCTTTTGGTCGGGCAAAAATCTTTGTTTGGGGATGAGGAATGAGCGACAGAAAACTATGCCTCTGCCAGTGCCCTGAGTTCGTGCAACAGCAGGCGGCGGAGCGACGGCGGCAGATTCAGGCACTCAGGGAATGGGATAAGAATAGAAAGGCGGAGGACGATGGCCGGTGAGTATCCTACACGATGCCCATTCTTTGCACACAAGTTCGTTCGCCTGCTCACTAAGTCGTGTGCCGCTCAGGATATCGGGTTAAATGCGTTTGCCCTTTTGTGTGTGATCGTCCACCAAGAAGATTCAGCACGCTACGCGGGGCCTGTGCGGTTTTGGAATGAACAGCTAATGAACGTACTTGGATTCAAGTCGCCAAAGCAACTGAATGAATGCAGGTTAAAGGCGATTGAGTTCGGATGGCTTCAATACGACCGGTCTGGAAACAGGGAGGTCGGCAGGTATTTTGTGATGGTGCCGAAGTCGTTCGAGGGTCTGGATGATTCTCAGATTGAGTCTAATCATTCCGTTAATCATTCCGAATCCGGAACGAATAGCGGAACGAATAAGGAACGAATCACGGAACGATTAGGTGACGAATCCCGGAATGAATCGGTGACGGAAAGCGGTAAACCTTCTGTACCTATTCCTTCCCCTGTCCCTTCTTATTCTCCCGGTGAGGAAATCCGAATCCCAGAGAAGCTAAACAAACCAGAAGTCATGCAGGTCGCTGGCCTTTGGTTCCGGCATCTCGAGTTGAAAGATAAACTCGAAAAGATCCCACCACGAAACAGCCCGCAGGAACAGGCGTGGTGGTCACAGATTGCAAGACTCGGGCCGGACAAGTTTCTAGCCCAAGCGGAAAAGGCGATGGCAGAGGGATGGGTGGTGCTGCGAGAGGTCGCGGAAGTAGCAACGAAAGCAAAGCCTGAGCAAAGCGGGGATTGGATTAAAGCCCTGAATGCCGCCCGAAGTCATCCACAGGATTATGAAACACGCCTGAGGCTTCTCGGCTCTGAACTGTTTGAGGCACTGAAACGCACAGGAACCGCTCGAGTCGCAAACGCCAACGAATTCGAACTCAAAACACTTTCCGCCAGTTTTGCAGAACACTTGAAAGATTTAAGAAATGGAACCCCGGTCAGCAATTGAGCGAGCTTTGGTCTGTGCAGCCTTTGCGGGTGCGGAGGCAGTTGAGCGGATCGCAACACGAATCACGGCAGCAGACTTTGCCGACCCGATGCTGCGGATGGTCTGGAGGGCTCTGGAAGGGCTCACAGAAGCCGGGCAAGGTCTTGACCCTGTGATGGTGCTCGAGTCGATAGGATCGGCTCACGCGGTCAATCAGCAGATCGGGCTGGAGTTTCTTGTCGGTCTTGCGGATGCGCCGTGGGAAGCGGCACACGCAGATCACTATTGCGACGCCCTGCTGCGGTACGCGGTGACAGACGACGCTCATGAACTCGGTGAGCGATTGTCTCGAGAGCCGGTGGTCGATCAGAAAACGATTGACGGATACATCACAAAACTTGACTCCATAGCTCGTGACCGCAAAGATGAAATCAAAACCGCGAAAGATGCCGTGAGGGGGCTCGAGGAACGCAAAGCAAATCCAGCAGTCATCCACAAAACTGGCATCGACCAGCTTGACCAGCGACTTCGCGGAGGATTGCGAGACGGTCAGATCATGGTAATTGGTGGCCGGCCTGGTGCTGGTAAGTCTGTCCTGTTGACTCAGATCGCAGCGACGATGGCACACCGGCAGGAGGGGGCGTTGATAGTTTCGCTTGAAATGATTAAGGAAGAAATCGCGGATCGTCTCAGCAAGTGCATCCCCACGGAACAACTCGAGACTCTGCCGCTGTACTTCATCGACTCAACCAGTGACCTTGGAACAATTTGCAGCCTGATTCGAGTGGCTTGCCGACGGCACAAAATCGGAGTCATCGCAGTGGACTATCTCCAGCTTTGCGAAGTTGCGGCCGGCAAGGGCGAGAACCGAGAGCGACAAATCGCGACGGTCAGCCGACGACTGAAGCGGCTGGCGATGGATTTACAAAAGCCGATCATTGTCGGCAGCCAGTTAAATCGCGAATCAACAAAGCGTGGTAAGCCGTCACTGGCGGACCTTCGAGAATCCGGATCGATTGAGCAGGACGCGGACATCGTGGTCCTGTTGAGTAAGTCGGATGACGGACCTGATACGACGATCGACATCGCGAAACAACGCGGTGGGCAGACCGGGGAATTTGTGATGCGTCTGGACGGGCCAAGGTTTCAATTCATTGCGGATGGTCCGGATGATTATTTTCAGGGAAGACTGTAGGCAATCAGTAGAGGAATTCCGTTCCGATGCTCTCAAAAACATTGGGGAAACACATGGCCAACATGAATCGACTGATGCTGATTGGATGCAGCAAGACTAAAAAAGCCTGCGAGTATGAAAGTCGCGTCGGCGGTCGAGTCGTCCCGGAACAGTTGTACGGCAGTCAGCTTTTCTCAAAGCGGGTTGAGTACGCGAAAACCAACAATCTCCGATGGTACGTGCTCAGCGCGAAGTATGGCGTTTGGCGACCGACGATCGGAATGAAGCCGTACGACCAGACTTTTGCTGACATGACTCCGGCAGACGTGGCAGCGTGGCACTCCAGTTGTGCGCTATGGCTGTTGGAGGAATTATGGGAACCATTCCATCAGAAAGAGTCTGAGGAGCCGCTGAGGCCATCAGAACTCACAATCGAGATTCACGCTGGGGCAGACTATTGCCACCCGCTGACGGAGATCCTGAGAGCGTTGGGCGTGAAGGTGGAGTTGCCGCTGGCCGGTCTTGGAATCGGCGAACAGTTGGCGTGGTATTGTCAGGCGAAACCAGTGGTAAAAACTAGGGCTTACAAACTAAGGAAATCCAATGTCGGAACGAGTGACGGGAACATTGCGGAAGATCGACCTGGACAAGAGGACCGGCAGGCTGTTGTCTGCGGAGGGCCGCAAAGTGGAGATCTATTTTGGTCTGAGGGAAGTTGAGTCGGTAAAGAAGTGCTTCCGGTCTGGTGTTGCTTGTGTGCTCACTGGCCAATGGGTTGACGG